TGTATATTTCTCTACTTTGAGGTGTAGTGGGTAAATTACAGGCTACTCCTGGGATAAATTGGAAGAAACTTCCAGAATATATTACAATATCGTATTTAAGATCTTTGAGTTTATTAGCTCTGTTTAGTTCTCCATCTGTTATCTCAAGGTATGAGCCGCTAAATTCTCCGTCAAATTTAGTTTCGTTATGTAGTTGATCGTTTCTTGTTCGGCGACCTTCAGGGGTCTGTACTGTATAATTGTAGTTTGTTTTAGATTCCCCATCTACATTACCTATCCCTATAGATTCAAAAGCTTTTGCATTAGAGCCAGTAATGAATCCAGTTTGTATGGAGCTAGAATACTCTGGTTGTGTCCAGGATATTACCGGGGATATTGCTTTATTTCTTTCTAGTAAGTGTTGTTTTATAATAATTCCCGTATCTGCTACTACTCTAGCAGGGATAAAGTCTTTAACCATCCTAAAGATACTATTATCAAAAAACTTTATTAATCTAATAAAATCCTCTACCTCATACCTATCTAATCCTTCAAGTACGGCGTCTCTATATAGGTCTAAACTACGGTATGAGTCTGTGTCTGTGTTTCTAGGGTCTCCTATATAATCGTCGATATTAAATCCTGAGGTAGGAAATAGTACAGCAGATTGCGAAACTATGTAGTTGTCTATGTTATCGGAAGGGGCAAAACCTATTTCTATTCTGTGTAAGTCTTGTGTTACATCGTTAGATGATCTACTGATAGTCGTATAGTAAGATAGTGTATCACCGCTAACTATACTTCCAGTATTACTGGTTCTTATCTTATCTAATGAACTTGTAAATGGTTGCTCGCCTCCGTAAAACGGCAAATCATTAACAGATTGTCCTCCGTATATTTTAAGTTTAAGTATATCGGAGGGTATCCCAAAACAGTTTATAAGTGCTTTAATTCCTCTTTCAGTACCTTTACTTTTTAGTAAGAGCGGTAGATTATGATATATCCTCTTGTTTATTTCTCTATGATAGTCTTGTTGAGATACCGGGGTACTATCACTACCGCTTATTATACCGTCTGCTGGAAGAATCTCTTCTCCCTGGTCATAGCTATTTAAAGTAAAGTACCTGTATAGATCAGCTGTGGATCGGTTACTTGTATATAGTTTTATTCCGAAATTTTTAAGTAGGTCTTCTACTAAATCTTTTGAAACACCTTTATCTAGTCTATTATCTGCGTTGTATTTATCGGAGACAGCGTCTGTGTATATCCATATATTATCGAAGTGTTGAGCGATTAAGTCTATGAATAGATTATATGGTTCGTTTGCGCTATCTTCTCTTAAGTATGTAGGGATTGTGTTTTTAAGTATATCTGGGTTCTGATTGTCGTATAGTGATGCGACTTGTTTTTGATTAGTGAACCATGTAATTGCTTCTGGTGTACTTGATAGTTGGTTTGTGTATGGGATTAAGTTGTTGGATTTTGGCCAAGAAGAAGATCCGCTTTCGTAGTATAGGTGTCTTTCGTAGTGATCTAGGTTATCTACTATTCCGTCTAGTAGGTTTTCAAAGTAAAGTGCACTCCCTGTTACTCCTACACCTGTTGATGAATTTATTGAATCTAAACTTGTTTGATAGCTTTCAATCAAATCTAACTTATACTTAAAGTTTAGTACTCTTTCTTCTGCAGAGGAGAAGTTTATAAAGTTAATGTAGTCTGTGTAATCAATACTTAGTTCAGCTCCTTTAGCATTGACTAGGGAGTTTAGTTGTCTATTAGTGTTATTCGTAGGAAAGCTGAACAGTTCGTTATAGTTAAAGTATTCAGATGGTTCTGTTGATTGGGTTTCTATCTCTACATCAAAGTTAGCTCCTCGAAGGGTTGGAGTAGGAGTTTCGATTTCTGTAATAGTCGTAAGTACTCTGTATGCTACAGGTTCAGATACTTTTTCTACTATGTTTAACCTACTTTTTAAGGTAACCTCTTGTGGAAGAGGTTCTAATAGTTTTATTAATACTCCGAAAGTGTTTCTAAAAATCTCTATTCCTATATTTACGACTGAATGGAATGTATTATTACCTTCGTATAGAAATAAATTTAAAGCATATGGAGAGTTATCTCTTTTCTCAATAAGGGTGTTCGTAAACTGCTGTACACTGTTAGCGGAGAGGTTTACAGATACTAATCGGACTTCGGTTCTATCTGGTGATATACTTTGAATATAGAAGTCTTCTGTATCGTTCTGGACTGAATAAGGATAGTCTAGAAAATTATACAGTGCTACAACTTCAGAGGTGTCTGGGTTATATTGCTTATAGTCTTGTAATACGTCTATGGAGATCTCTTTAGTTCCGTTTTCGCCGTTTATTGTGTCTCCTGTAAGTACAGAGTAGTTTGTATAATTCTCTATAGATGTAATCAATTCCCCGCTTAGAGAGAGGTAGTTTAACTCTATGAAGTTATCTGCCGGAATGAATGTACTTAGTATATCTACTGGTGTAAGTAAATTTGCATCTTCCTGAGGTATGCTTTCTAAATTAGAGAAAGTATCAGCGTTTAGTTGTATTATGCTATGTTCTATCTTAGCCATCTATTATGTCTAGTTATTTAATATATCTTCACTACTCTCTAGCTCAAACTGCAATTGGTCATTAGCTAGTATTTGTCGTCTCAGTTGTGAGATTTCATCTAATAGAGGTTGTATTTCGTCTGTAAATCTATCGAAGGTTGCTATTTCTGAGCTTTTTTGTAAGAAGTACTGGTGGGAGTTTGTTTCTCCTTCCGTAGGTATGCTGTAGAATAGTTTGTCATATAGTCTGAATAATTCCTCTACTGTGTCGGTATCTATCTCCTCTACTGGTTTAACGAATGTTCTAAACTCTGTATCTACTATAGTATCTATATCTCCTTTTTTATAAAGCTCTTTATGTATGTTTATGCTCTTCTTAGCCATTTCTAACTACTTTAAATACGTTATTACCATCTCTCACTACTGTACTGGTATCTAGTTCGGTTTTTATTAATATACGATAATATCTCTCTGGCTGCAACCCTCCCATATATACATCGAAGAATGCTCCTTCTGAATCACAGCTAATTTTGGTAAATTCTGTGTTAAAGTCTACTACCATTTCTTCGGTGTTTTCATCTCTAAGTCCCCAATATGAACCGCTAGGAAGAGCGTATTCAGTTAAGTATACGGAAGAGGTGGTGAATGTTCTTGTAGGGTATTGAGGTCTTGCAGATATTCTGAATCTCTGTTTACCTGTGTCTGGGTAGTTTCCTTTGTTGTTTTTTATACCTATTGTTGATTGGTCGGTGGATAGTAGCGAGAGTGAACCAGTGATATACGTACTGTCGTCCCATTGCATCTCTAAGTATGGAGGGTATATTGTATTGGAATCTTCTCCGAAGTACTTTAATCTGATTGAACTACTAACGTTGGATTCTAAACTATCTTGTAGTTTAATGATAAATCCGTTATTAGTTAATGTATTATCATACATTTGTTTAATTGCTGCAGTTACATTGATATCTAAGTCGTAAGTTGAGGTAAGAGTTTGTGTTTCTAAAAATTCCATTGACTCTCCGTTAGATGCAGTATACCAGTTTCCTCCTCCAGCTGGTGATGAGGAGAAGGAAGCGGTTACGTTTGTAGGGAAGCTTCCTGTAGGCCAGGGCATAGTTTTATCTGCTTTTATGTATTCCCAACTAACTCCTGTTGTGTTCACAGGATAGTCCCCAAACTTTCCGGTCCCGTTATCCCAACTATTATTGTCTATATAGATAGGGTAGGCGTATATAGTGAGTTCAGAGGGTATTTCGCTAGCTTCTGCTAGGTATAGATGTATACTTGAACTGAAGTCTGTGTTACCTATTATATTGTCAACTACATCGGTAATTTCGGAGTCTGCAAATTGGGTCAATATACGGTTTGTTTGACCTATTGCTTGATAAGGGTTAGTGGATTTTGGATACCCTCCTATCTCTATTACTTCATCCTTACCTGCGTTACCGGTTTTTTCTTCTGTAGATATAAAAGTATCTTGTTGTGGGAAAATTCTATATACTGCCATTTTATCCTAGTTATAATGTTGATGTTCTACCTTTAATATCTACTTGAGGGAATTTTACCTCAAAAATCATTGTATCGTAGGATGGGTAAACTATATTGTTTCTCGTTGCTCCTTTGATATCGTAGGCGTATTGTGAGTATGCCCCTCCTTGTTTGTTTGTAATCTCTACTTTCTGAACTGTCTGCACTCCTGTAACTCTGTCTAATACGCTATACATATCGGAGATATTTATCGGTTGATTAATATTCCACTTAGTTATGTCGAAATACTCTATTAACGTATCTGTACACCTTAGTATTACGTCTCTACTATTGTAGTTAGGTCTGACTAGTATGTCGAAGTTAACTCCTATATTAACAACAAAAGCATCTTTTATATTTAATGCATCTGTTACCGGTATATAGTTAGCGAGATATGTTTTTAAGTTATTCTTTAAGTTATTTGTTGCAGGGATTACCTTAGCATCACTATCGTAACCTAGTACGTATAGGGATAGTGCTAAAGGGTTACTATCTATAATACCGTCTGTAACGCTCTTAGCGCTGTTTAGTTCATCTTGAGTTACGTATACTTTACTTACTGATCCGAATTTTGAAGGTAGAGACATTGCTCGTACAGTGTAGTCTTGTAAGGTTACTGCTCTTCCTTGTTCTGCAAAAGATCTTAGTGAATTCTGCCTTAGTTCTTCTATTGAATCCCCGTCTTTACCGCCTGTAGCGGCTTTCGGGTTATTAAATGCGAGGGTGTCTTCATATGTAAGGTCAGTGGCGGTTACTGTAGCGGTAAATCCTGTCAAGGTGTTAGCGGGTATATTTGCAGCTATTCCTCCTCCTGTTAGGTACCTTATAGTTAAGGTAGTATTAGCGGGTGCTAATCCGTAAGTTCGAGTGTATAAGAAATTAGAGGGGTCATAGGCTTTATCTAATGTCGATACTCCTATAGAGGTGTCACCTAAACCTACATTTGTCGGATCAGGAGTGAATGTACCGTCACTATCTCCTATTATCCCTGCTCCGAATTGCACTTGTAACTGTCCTTGGGAGTTAAACCTTGTTACAAATCTTCTAGGAGCTTTTTCTAGATTTAGTACATAAGGAACTAAGTTAGCATCTGTCCCGCTATTTACCGTATCGGTGAATACTGTCTCTTGTCCTAAAAATGGAACTTCATACCATACGTTACTGTTTTCATCTACAATATCCAATATTCCTACAATATTCGTATCATCTATAGTAATTGTTGTATACTTTTCCGGTGTTGTAAATACTTCAGTAACTGTCTTTACTGTGCTTGATACTGCTTTAGCGTTTTTCTTAAGTGTAAATTCTGTAGGATTTCCTGTTCCTCCGTCTATTGATGTTATAGTCACCTCTGTGTTATCGTAAGAGCTAGAGAAGGCAAAGTCGATTGGTTGGTCTACTATAAAGGGTACGTTGCCTGATGTGGTAGCTTTAAGTATCGTGTTTTGTTCTATAGTTAAAGCTTGATCCCAGTTTGGTTCATCTGTATTTACTACTCCTACGTTTTGAGTTACCTCTACTTCCACTTCTGATACTGTTGTGGTTTTTGGGCGATATCCCATCATATACGCTAAATCATATAAATTCCCCGGTTCTTTAGCATATTGTAAAAAGGTTTCCTGTAATTGTATATCTTGATAAAAGGATAGTACATCTCCTACGTATGCAGCCATTTCTATAAACATCATACCTGGGGAGGTTGGGGAGAAGTCGTTGTAGGTGTCTGGGAAGTAATTTTTAGTGTAGTCTATTAATTCTTTCTTAAAGTCCCCGAACTCTTTATTAATATACTTTATGTTCTTATCCTGGTTCATTATATTTCGAAGTTTATAATTAATTCATCATTTATGTTTGTATCTTTGATAGAGTAGCTCATGAAAAACGATATAGTGTTACTGTCTGGCGTCCCTTCTACTTCCATTCTTGATGGCGATACGTTTGGGAAATATAAATATAAACCTTGTCTGATAACGTCTTTTACGTTTGTTAGACTATCTTGTGTTATGTTTTCAAAAAGTTGATTCCGTAAGGGGGTTCCAAAAGTTGGGTTTAGGTACCTTTCTCCTATCCCTGTAAGGAAGTAGTTTATTATATTAGTTTTTATTGCATCTTTCGTCTCATATGTAGGAATAAATACGGCATCACCAGAGAATGGTAGGGAGACTCCTACTGCTTTCCTTGGTTGTAAATCTAATGGATTTATTTTTCTACTATTAAATGCCATGTTTCTGTTTGTCGTTTTCTACTGATTTATTATATATTGCTCCTGCTTTCTTAATAAAGTCGAACTGTGATATATCTAATCCCGGTTCTACTCCGTTTCCTTTCATCCCCATGTTCTCTGCCATCATAGAGGCGAAGTTAGGTTTTTGTACCATATTAGAGTTTGCAGATGTTACTGTCCTATAATCTTCTGTCGTCATTGATGCTTTTGTTTGGTTTAGCATTTCCATTATAGGGTCTGTTGATAATGCAATTGGATTAGTTACATCTGTTGTAGAAGTCCCTATTTTATTTTCATAAAATGTTTGTTTAGTGTCTACTGTTGGTGTAGAAGCTACTCTTACAGCTTCATTCATGATTTCTTGTAACTCTTCTTTGATTGCAGTCTTTACTTCTTCTCGTATGACTGTTCGTAATTGATTTAGTTTCATAATTATAAATAGTTTTGTTATGCAAATTGACTTTCTAACTTAAATTTTACTTCATCTAGTAGTATTTGTACGTCTGCGCTGAAGGAGGCAGGGCCTCTTGCTACTATGTTTCCGTTTGTATTTCTAGCTTGAGCATACCGTTTAGGTGCTATGTACTCTACTTTCACTTTCTCTATTTCTTGATCAAGTCCATTTCCTTGTCCAGGAACCAACCTCTCGATTTCTGTAACATTTACTATCTCTAACGTATATACGTTTCCCCGGCTATTTCTAAAAGTAAATTCTTCTTCACTTACCCCTTCTGAGTTTGGGAGTTCTGAGGTTTGTATTTTTGATAGTAATTCTTTTATTTGAATTTGATCTGGTGTAAGGGTATCGGTGTTGCTGTCTAAGTTTTTTGTTATATCAGCTATATTAATAGTAGTGGTTTGTGTTGGAGCTTCTATAGCTTCTTCTGTTAAAGTCCCTATACCTTCTATATCAGTAGTGGTATCGAATATATCTACTATACAGTCAAGTATGTTAGTGTCTATAGAGTTTAATACTTTTCGTACTTGATTTAAACTAGGATCTACATCTCCTACTAAGCTCTTTATTGCTAGTACATCATCTTGCAATGCTTCGAGGAGTTTATCTGCTTTCCTGAGCCTGTCTGCAGAAGAGTTCAAACTACCTCTCCTATATGAGCTTATTAATCCTCCCCAATCTGGAGCAGGACGTATACCTGTTGCAATAGGTCTTGGGTCTCTTTTAAGAAGCCTGATTAGTGCTTTAGCAGCTCTTATAATAGGTAGTAGGCGATTTGCTAGTCGGCCGAATTTGCTAGTCCTTTTGCTAAAGCTATTTACTGATTTTAGTAAAGTGTTTTTAGTATCTACTATAGCTAATAAAGCGGGGACAGTAGGGCATTCATTTCTGAATTTATCTGTTATCCTGAAAGCTTCTGTTAGTACTTTAGATTCAAGTTCTCCTTGTATCTTACCTGTTTGTGAAGCAACAAATGCTGATATATCTGATAGGCTTGCCATTATTCTGTGTATACTTTTCTGGATTTTATTTTAGAAGGGCCGCTTGGGTTTATCTGTCCTTGTAGTGCTCTGATTACCGGTAGCATCTGTATACCTCTTTTATTAAGTCGGGGTATTGCATGTCCTTTTACTGTTTTTGCTCCTGCCATATCTTTAGCCATTGACCTAAGCATATTAAACAACGTTTGTAATAAACGTTCTGTCTGGTTCCCTAATAGTACAGGTTCTCTAGTAGATTCAGAAGCTGTCCTTGCTTTTTCTCCTAATAGTATTCTAGGACCGTCTAAGCATATGTATTGTTCTGCGTCGATGTTTACCGATCCTCCTGTATTTAATCCTATCGAACTTACACTCGATAACTGTATGTCATCAGTTTTAGCGTTGAAAAATATTCTACCAGAGTTTAATAGTACTTGATTACCTTTAAATTCATTAGCTCTGTCAGGGGCAGAGGTGTAAGCTCTTCTTTTAATATTAGCTTGGGTAAGGGGGATTTTATGATCGGAGACAAAATAAAGAGATGAAAAGTCTTTATCTATGTTTTCACTTATCGTTGTAAATCCTTCATCTGTGTCTATCTGTCCGTTACTAATCAATATTGCAGGTTTGCTTTTATTAGTATCGTCTACAAATGGATTTGCTGTTCCTTTAGCTCCTGTGAGTCTAATCGACTGTCCTTGTCTACCTTCTATCTGTAAATCTCCTAATGCGGATCTTATCGGGTTTACAGTAGATTGCTCTGTGAAGGTTCCTTCTGCACCTATATCTAATGTCTTATTTGCATATACATTTATATATGGATTGCAGTTTGGACTGTTCCATATATTAACAATCTTAGTATAGTAATTGGTGTTTGCTTGAGCAAGTTTAGTTTTGTTAGAGGTAGGTTCTGATTGTATTTCTACTATCTCTCCTACTACTGGTACTGTTTTGATTTGACCTGCTCCTTGATATGCAAAACTCAAATTACTTGCAGTATCTTCAGAAGTATCTACTCTCTGGTATTTAAAGAATACACCGTTTATAGACTTAGCTCCACCTTTAGTACTGTAGCTTGGGTGTGATTCATCTAGGATTACATCTAAGACTCTACCAAAAGCACCTCTACTACTAGGGGAATTTTTTTTGCTTTTGCTACTGTTAGTGTTTGTAAGGTTAGTGCTATACTGAGCCATTTAAGTTTGTTGTGGTTTGATCTTCTACTTCCTCTTTTACTTCTTCTTTTACTTCTTCTGACTGTTCTAGAAGGTCTTGAAGTTCTGCGTGAAAATCGAACGGATCTCCATCTCCTCCTTTAGCTTCTAAAGCTTCGAATCTCTGGATTACTGTTGCTAGTTTTATTAAGTGTTCGTCATTCTTTACCCCTATCTCCATGTATTCCTTAATCATAGGTACAAGGAGGGTTGCGTCTCCTATATTCTCTATAAGTGGTTTTAGTTCTCCTATCAATCCTTTAACTTGAGACTTAGTTTCTCTAGAGTTCGTGTAGATCTCTTCGAAGAGGTTCGATAAGCTCTTGCCTGCAAATATTTCCTTATTAGATTCCATACCTTTATATATAAATATAATGCAGTTAGGTTATTTGCAGTTTATTACTTTCCCAGTATTTTTTATATAGTTTATAAAAATCTTCCTTCAGTATGGAGACTACTTTAGTTAAGTGAGGAGTTTCGCAGTCTGTCATCTCTCTGACGTATATATAAAGTGCTTTTTTCTTAAACATGTCTATATCGTAACGCTTCCGGAATATTGTAAGAATGGCGTCTGCTATCCTTCTCTCACTCTCTTTTATAAACATACTTTCTAACTCATTGTCTGTTCTATCTACCCATATATCTAAGAACTGCTGTAATGTTAATCCAGATGAATCTGATTTCTCTGAGAGGTTCTCATAACTCTCCTCCATCTCTTCGAAAGAACCTATCCTTTTGAGTTTTTTATAATTCTTATTGTTATAATTAATCAACCACCTCTTAACTATTGTTCCGAAGTAGGAGTATGCTTTTGCTCCGTGTGTTGAATCAAACTTCATTATCTTCTCTTCAAGTAACATAGAAACTACTTCGTGTTTTAAGTCTTCTATTTGATCTACATCAGTGTAGTAGAACTTAAAAGTATGTATTATATTCTCTACTAACTTATAAAACGGGTAGTATATGTGTTCAGTAAAGATTTTATTTCTATATTCTTGATCTTCTGATAGGTTGTATTTAACTATGTAATTTTCTGTTTCTTTTGTAAAATAATTGTTACTGCTTTTCTTTCTTGCCATAATTCTGAGGGAGCATATACCTGTCTAGCTCTTTTTGTACGTTCATCATTTGTTTAAAAAAATAACCGACCTCATCTTCTCCTTCGAATACCCCCTTTTCGTCTAGATCTCTTAGGTGCTTTTGTGAATCTTTAATTAATTCTGATATATTTTGAAGGTATTTGGTTTGATCCACTGTAATATCTTCATATCTCTCTACTTTTATCATAAGATTCCTAATAGCTATAATCGCAATCAGTGTAGTTAGTGCTAATATAATAATAGTAATTACCATTGTTTTAAATATTTTTTAATAAATTAGTAAGGCTTTCTGATGATTTAACTTGCTTCCCTGTAGTACTTGTGGTTTTCTGCACTTTAGGAGTGCTGTCTCCGCCGTTTCTCTTCCAAATATCATACTCTACCTTAGATGCTAAGAAATCCGCACTATGTAATATAGATATTATAGATGTTTTCTGCCTAGAAGACTCTCTATGTGAGAAAAAATAAGCTTCATTAGCCTTATCAAAAACTCCATCATGACATCTTATCGCTAGATACTCCTTCTGATTAACTTTTATACCGAATTTCTGGAGTATATACAAAGATCTGTCTGGAATAAGCATAAAATCTAAATCCTCATTAAAGGTATATATCTCTGAGAGTTTATCTCTTCTCCATTTATCGTTCTGAGGTAAGTAGTTAGGAACGTTACCATCCCCTATCTTACCTAAATCATGGAAAAGAGCAGAGAAGACTAACTCCTCTTCGGTAAAATCTACTAAACCTCCCATTTCAGAGTACAGTTTCATCTGCTTTAACGCATACTCTACAACTCTATTAACATGATCCACATACCCTCCAGGAAAAGCGTTGTGGTACCAAGATTTACCGCTAGCAGGAGACATCACGTAGTTCTCTCCCAACTTAGCAAGCATAGTATGTACTAACTCCTTACGCTCATCCTCTATATAGTTATCAACTATCTTAAGATGCTTATCATAATTTTTTAATATTTGTTCTGCTTGTAACATAATTAGTCTTGAGTTTCGGTATTAAGTAATGTCTTAATATTAGATATATGTTCTTTAATATCATCTATAGCTTTATATGAATCCTTCCTCTCTCCTCTACCTATAGAGAAGTTTAAGTTTCTTATACTAGACTCTATTCTTTCTAATTTAGTTGTAATTAATGTTTTATTTCTCATGTTATTATTAATTTATTTTATATATTAATTAAGTCAATTTATTTTATATATTATATTGCCTTATTACTTTCTTTCTTTATTATTACTAAGGTATTAAAAATAATTCGAATAAAAAACTGTTTTGCAAGTTATTTTGAGAAAACAGGGAGAGGAGGCAGTAAAACAGGTACGCCGCCGCGCAAAACGCGCGAAGTCGCCCCGAGTTTTTATTTTAAACCTTCCATACTATATAGCTTACCTAGTTCGGTAACAACCTCTTTTGCTTTATCTAGATCGATATAAAAGAATTCTTTTCTATTATTTACTCGGACACCTGTCGCTTGTAGGTAGGTATGTATTTCTTTCTCTAGATCATGTGCGTTAAAGCAAGCGAACGCCCACTCTACTTTAAAATCAAGCGGTACCCCCGTAGCAGCATTAATCTGCTTAACTCTCTCGGCAGGTCTATTCTTAGTAAACCCAATCTTTAACATACCAGGAAGGGTAGGGTTAGAGAGGATATATATCCATTGACAATCTACGTCACGATAAGGGATCTTATAGTTCTTCAGCCTATTGGTGTAGTATGTAACATCCTCCCAACCTTCAGAAGAAGGACGGTCTGGGTTAGTAGAAGGAGTTAATGTATAGAAGTGTATAGGCGCTTCTGTAAGATCTTCTGTAGATGATATATACTTACTTGATTGCTCTGGAGTAATACGATTGATTTTGACTACCTCTCTATTATTCATATAACTTATATTTACCTGCTT